CTCCTCTGGAGGAACACCCTGCTTAACTAACTCTGCATCATCTAGCGAGAACCTGAAGAACTGCTGAGTTGGGGGCAGCAATGCAAGAAGCATTCTGCTCGCCAAATTAAGACAACCGCGAGCCCCGATTCCATTCCAAGGAACTGAATAAGTGTCTTTATTATTTGCTCCAGGATCATTACTCGCAGGAACAATGTATGGAATTGTCAGTCGAGCTGATGTTCTTGCTCTTTCAAGGTGATAATTTCTATCACTCTCTCCGGCTCTATAGCGTTGTTCAGCAGTTGGCATAATTTACACCGAGTAATTGGTTCCAGCACCAGCACCTGACTGGCCTCCACCTAAACGCAAACCAGCAGTTGTGCTACGTGGTCTAGGTGTTCTTCCTTTCTTCCGAGAGACTTGAGCGGTAGGAGCTTTTTTCGATTCCTGAGCCAATATCCTTAACGAATTAGTAACTGCCTGACCACGAGCACGAGCTTGACCTACTCTTGTTTTTTGTTCTTCTCTTAAACCAGCAACTAAATCTGTTTGAGCTTTTTGTTGTTGAACAAGTTTTAATTCCTGTGCTTGTAGTGTGGCTTGTTGTTGTGCAAGAAGTGCCTCTCTTTCTTTAGCAAGACGATCTAATTCCTCTTGTTTCTGTTTAGCTATCGCATCAGCTTCTGCTTGTTTTTTCTTATATTCTTCTTTCGCCTTGTTCTCTGCTGCAGTAATACCAGTAACGTCTTTTACTGTATTTTCAACCTTCTCAGCAGTCCAATCAACAACATCATCAACAACACCAATAACAGGAGTAACCACATCGTTTACTCCACCTACCACGGTTTGCACAGTGTCTTTCACAAAATTCATAACAGTTTTAGGGCACATAATTAAACTCCGTAATTAGTACCTGCACCTGCAGAAGCAACAAGACCAGCCCTGTTAATTTTCAGGTTGGACTTCTCTTTCTTCTTCTTGGTAACTGCTGCAGTTGTTTGAGATCCTTCAACATCTCCCTCCGTTGTCTGAGCAGAAGCTGCATAAGCACCTGTTTGTTGTGCAGCAATAGCGGCTTGAGCAGCAGCAGATTCTTTTGCAAGCCTGTCTTTTAGAGCTGCTGTTTCAGTATTTGCAGCATCAATTTGAGCTTGAAGTTGCGTATCGAAATCAGTTTGTTGCTGAGTAATACGAGTTTCATAGTCATCTAAAGCCTTCTGATTTGCCGCAAGATCCTCATCACTTGGACCTTGATAAATAATGTTTGGCGTTTTAACGCCACCACCGAAGCACATGATTAAACCTCCTAATAAGTTTTGCTAAGGGTGAGCTGAGTTCCAGAACCTTTGCCCCCTTTACTTGCAGTTGCTCTACCAATTCGTAAACCACCTTTTCCTTTCCCTCTTAATCCTCTAGCTTTCGCACCAATAACAGGAGCTTGAGCATGTTTTTCTGGAGGAGGAGGCCCAATAACTTGTGCTAAACGCATCGCTTGAGCATTTGTATTTTCAGCCCATTGCTTCTGAACATTCGTCAATTCTTCTAACGTGGACTGTTTTTCCTTAAGTGCCGTATTTAACTGTTGCTGAACAAGCTTGGTATTACCTTCGATTGTTCTATCAATCGCATCTTTTTGTAGTTGAAACTGCTTGTCATAAGCGTTGTAATCAGGTTTTGTAATAGTTGCAGCACTACCACCTCCTCCGAAGCACATCAGATCACCTCCATAGACAAAGCATCATCTTCTTGTTCTTCGTATTTGCTACGAAGCCAACGCACGACAGAAGCTTGGCCAGCTTTAAACCAAACTTCATCTCCCGATTGACCTAAATCAGGACATTGATCAGGAAATTGTTCCGCAAGTGCAGTCACAAGTCGTTCATCGATAGATGGAAAATAAACCACTCTCCAAGACTGTAGACCTTTATAGCCTACCGATAATATGTGTTATAGCCCATACTAATAGTATTATTCAACGACCCCGTAAATGAGTGATTTAAATTCAAAACTTGCAGAAATGCACGAAGAGGTCATCGAACAAGTATTAGATGACTTACGAAATGGTGATCGCAAGGCAAGACAAGAGGCAATGACATTGTTAAAACAAAACAATGTGACTGCTGTTGCTACCAGTAGCAGCTCCCTTGGAAAACTTGCTAAGAAATTAGACTTTTCAAGTATGGATGAGAAAGTTATTCCTTTGAAACGCCCACCTGCATCCTCTTCACCCCGCCATGAACCTTCCCTCTAGATTTACGACCACCCCAACCCATAGCAATTGAATCAATTGATCCAACTGTTTCATCCATCCAAGCTTCTAATTCATCTTCAAATAATTGATCAGCACGAGATTTCCTAGCTTTCTCCTGGTCTTGTGCTGCAGATTCGACAAAGAAACCACAAGCAATAGCCAAAGCATCCAATCTATCGTCGTGAGACAAGCAACCTCTTTCTGCTGTCAACCTTGAAGCCTGGAAAAATAAAGACCGAGCGTATCCATGCTCAGGATCTTCATCCGTTAATCGATAATCTTGTTTAATAACGCGGCTATTAACAATAAGACGATGTTGCTGAATTAATGGACCGAGCGTGTCACATAACCGTTGCTCTTTTCGAATATTATGTCTAACTTCTTCAATAGTGACGGGATACTCGCGAAGCAAATGGGGCTTCAATAAAGCAGTAAACATTCCGTCACCCATATTACTTTCAGCGACTACATAATTCACTTCCCATTTCTTTGCTGTCTTAGCGAGATATTGCAGAACTTCATCTGCATAACCAAGAGTTGAACCGCCTGATTCCAGTAAAAACATATTTCCGTTCAACTCAGCTACAACAGCCCAAGCCAATTCATCAGCACCACGACCAGCAGGGTCAATAGCTAAGACACACCGCCAAGTATCAGTTTTCGGAATCCAACCATTTTGAAAAATAGGACGATGGTAATAACGATCAGCACCAAGTCCGACACAAACTAATTCTTGCAATCTGACATCAGGCTGATTAGACCAAACACATGTTTCAGGTAGGGCTGTTCCATCTAAATCAACAACCATCAAATCACCAAGACGAATTGGGAACTTATCTAAGGTTGCCAATCTCGTATTCAGCATGAACTGAAGTTCAAAGCTGGCCTTGGTCATTGATGCTTGTCTCTGGAGAATATCCTCATGACCAAATCTCTCTGGGTCCGTCGGTTGTTTCACGAGGCTGCTGTTCGCGATGACCTCCTCTTCAATCGTCGGATCGAGGTTGCCCTCGTAGCAATCAAGCTCGTCGGGATACAACGCAGGCCAATATCTAGCCGCATAGTTCCTTTCTCTTACAAGCCTTAAATATATACTTGTCTCCGTATGTGGCGTTCCTAAATATAATATTTTACGGGGCAAAACCTGGCCCTCCTCTGGCTTTATGATACTTTGTATTTCTTCAACAGCGTGTGCAACCCTGTCTTGTTTTAACTGTGTAATTACATTAGCAAGTGTTTCTACGTCATCAAGAATTGCACAAGTACATCTTTGTCCTGTTGTCTGACCCATAATTCCCATCGAACGAACAGACGGAGACTGTTCCACCTGGGCGGGGCCCACATCAAAAGCTACATTTGAAAATCTATTTTCCGTCCCAGGCATAAGACACTGGAGAATATCTATTTCACCAATACAACGCAGCATGAAAGACGAGAAGTCAGTTGACTTCACTGCAGTTGCAGACACAATCAAAATCTTTTCATTCGGATCTACTCTTAACCTCCACAACGCATAAAAAGACGCAAGAATACTTTTCCCTAATCCCCTGAATGCAACAGTCAGACTTTTATCAGGCCCTTCTTGCATCCATTTACACACAGAAATCTGCTGCTTTGTTGGAGCATCTGCTAACCCCAACTCTCGCAACAGATAACAAGTGAAATTTGGAAAACTATCTCTTAATTGCGGAGGTAACGGTTCCCAAAGTTCCTTCATTCTTCTTCTTCTTTTTCCTCTTCTACTACTGGAGCATCCTGCACATAAAAATTAGCAGGTTTAACCGCTTGTAATGTCTCGTCTTTTACGACGCATGAACCAACAAGACCTAATTCAAGTCTTTGGTTATTTGTGAGATAAGGCATAGTTCCCCCATGAAACTTCTCCTATTCTGCCTTATAAATTCATCTATTCACTAAATCAATATATGTCATACAAAAATAAACCCTGCAATTGTCCTCATTGTCTACAAATTAAATATCAACAATCTAATGCCTTCTTTCTCAATAATTTAATAGCGACAAAACCCTCAATGAAGAGGGCCTTATCTAACCCACGCTGACCACGACCAAGCAGCAAGCTTCAGGGCTCCTCTCATCTTACCTATATCCTCTCGCTTTCTCATCTTCTTCTCTCCTTTTCCTCAAGTAATCACTAAACCCTTCCTGATCTGTCCTTAACCCATCTACTAATCCAAACTTTGCTCGATATTCCCTCATGTAATTTCCATACATCTTTCTCTCACTTCTACTAAAATCTCTAGCTACCTCTCCACCTAACGGATCTCTATCCTTCGATACCCCCTCCTTCATTAATTTCATCCCATACGTTCCCTTCCTTCTCATAATTAATAACCCTGGTCGTGGTCTTTAACCATACATCCCCGATGAATAAACACAATATAAACACACAATTTGTTTCACTATGTAAATATATAACATTGACGTTCATCCCGATTGCCTATATAAACAGACGGCAGGGTTTTTAACAACACGCGGCACATATAACCACAACTAGTTACCACGATATAAAACAACAACCTAACAATACCCACACATAATCCCCAAAATAGGTCGCGCGATTAAAGGGGTATTTATAAACGTGATGATGGCCACTCCCCCATGGCCCCTTCAGAAATTCGAAAATACTATATATTCCAGGAAAAAAATAAATAGTTTGCAAGTGGGGGGCCCTGATCCATTGGTATCACCTGATTAAATCGAATTAATAATTCGATCAATTAGTTTGCAGGGCTCAGAGGGCCTAGCATCACTGACTTTCAAGGACTCACCCGCCAAAGGTCTAATGCAATTGTCCCTGAATTATCTGCAAGGTTGCAGAAGTCCTGCTAGAATGGGTTCAACTCTTCGGAGTTACCACGACCACAGAACCTGGACAATTTAATTATGGCTTCTAAGAAAGTTTCCTCAACTGTTCTATTGTCACTGATTCACGAGGCATATAAACATGACCCTGAAGGGTTATTGAGTGATCTTGAGATAGCAGTAGCAAGGGAGGAGGGCCTCGTCGAATTTGCTCAGAATGCAATTGATTGTATAGAGATGGAAGACGAGGACGAGGACGAGGTTGAGTATGAGGAGACTTTGAAGAGAGTCCCTGCAATGCTCAACAAATAGAACCTAACCTGGAGGGCTTTCGAGCCTTCCATGCTGGGTTCTCCAGCATTTACCACGACCAAAGGTTTTGTTATGTCTGTTGATTCATTTATGGAGCCCGTGCCTGTTGGAGTTAAAAACTTCGATGATGTTGAACTGGTACTCCAGGAAAACAAGAGCAAGGAAACAAGACGACAGTTTGCTTTTCATCATGACTCTGGACATGGATGGCTCCAAGTTCCTGAACGTCTTTTGAAAGAGCTAGGCATTGAACATTTTATTTCAAGGTTTAGTTATAAAAAAGATGATCAGGTTTGGTTGGAAGAGGATATGGACGCAAGTTTATTTATTGAGGCTTTTAAATCTGAAAAGGGAGTGATGCCACACTGGCATGACTACTTTGAGGAGGGAGAGTCAAGGATAAGAAGTTTTGATGCGTATCCAGCCCAATATGACCGGAATTTTGGGGAAGTAATGAGAAAGATTAGCCAGCTTAGGGCTGGTGTTTAGATCTCAACCTGGAGCCCTACGGGGTTCCATGCTGAGTTCTCTCAGCATTACCACGACCAAAGTTATTTATTTATGACTAATTCAGCTCTTGAATTAATGCCTCAAACGGTTATTGATTCAATGCCAAGACTATATAAAACAGATAGTCAAGGCAAAAAAGCAATGGTTCTCTGTCATTTATTTGGACCAATTGGAGACTTTTATTTAACTGAAGTTAATGAAGAAGGAACCGAGGCTTTTGGGTTTACAAAGCTTACAGCTCATCCTGATGGAGCGGAGCTGGGATATATCCCGCTAACGTCTCTTAAGGAATGTGTTGGCAAGTTTAAAAGTAATCCAATAGTTAATCTCAAATACATGATTGAAAGAGATTTGCATTGGTCTCCTAAGCCTCTACAAGAGGTTATGAAATGAGACTTAGTTTGGTTTTAGATACAGACAATGCAGCCTTTGATGGCTGCAGTCTGGGCCCTGAAGTCTCAAAGATTTTAATTAAATACGCTAACGCTATTAAAGAAGAATCAGAGCACGCATTCCTAATAAGAGCCAGTCTTAAAGATTCCAACGGGAACACAGTAGGAAATGCTTTATGGATTGATTGACAACATCCTGGAGGGCCTTAGAGCCTTCCATGATGTTCTCATCTATGAGACATCTACCACGACCAAAAGCTTTTTAAAATGGAGCAATTAAAAAACAACGTCAACGCCTGGGGGCAAACACCCCAGGATGTTGAACGGGATCGCAAACAAGCATTAATTGACTATGAAAGAAGAGTTGATAAAGCTTGGCGAGAATATGGCATTAGAGCTGATGTATTTAGAGGGATCAGCAAATTAGATAAGGCCCTGCAAAATTGGTTCATGCTCGTTACTAATGGAGCGATACAGCATGACGAGGCAACAGGAAAAACTTATCAATGTTGGTCAGGTATTGACGCAAAATTTGAGGTTGAAGACTGTGAAAAACAAATTGTTGAAGCAGTTACAAAGTCAATTAAAGAAGCTAATCAATTGAATAAATTATTTATTCAAGATGATTGCAGGGGGTCATCTCTTTATATCTATAGAGATGAGAACTTGCCTAAAGATTCAAAAATTGATTGTATTTATAGCTCATTTGCGTTGACCTGTTGTGATCCTAAAGAATACATGGATGACTGATGACATCCTGGAGCCCTTCGGGGTTCCATGATGCCTTCACAAGCATCAACCACGACCTTTACTTTTTTACTCGTGAAAACATTTATTGAAGTTAATGGAAAAACATTGACTCCTACTTCTAAACGAGCTGATCAATTCGCTGGTTTATTAGAGCAAGAAACAGAGATCAATCTCTTAAAAAAAGAGCTAGTAGATTTAAAAGTCAAAGAGAATATAGAAGCAGCAAAGAAAAATGCTGCAAAGTTCATTTCTTTTGACCAATATAAAGCCGACATATTGCAGCGTTGGGGGGTGCATGTTAAAGAAACTACAGCCCTCGGTTGTGATATGACTAAAGCTTTTAAATGGTTAAAAGTACAATTTATTTCTCTTAAGTCCCTTTCTTTAGGTGCTGAATAATGACCCGTCAATTCAACACAGATATGGAGCGCGATATAAATCGCATTGCCATTGCTACTGAAAAGATACTTAAACTTCTGAAGGAAAGAGACAGAGCTGAAAAGCTCATG